ACCATAACAATGTTTACCTATTACAGTTAGACCCTTTTGTGGCCCACTAAATATGGCGTTGGCTCCTATTGCTTCTTTAGCCATGCTTATTCGAAGTAAAGGGTTACTGCACCACTTGAAGCGGATGCACTACCACCGGCTGCAAACTGTATAGCTATTTGGAGGTCAACATTGTTAACCCCTGCAATACTGAAAGCTACTGGAACAGAGTTAAAACCGACTGCTGCTGCTGCGTCAGCGGTGTCCCCTGCAATACCCATTATTGTAAAGTTTTGTTCAGACATATTAGAGCCTGATAATCTACACACTACTTGATATCCCTTAGCGTTGGTTGTGTCAAATGCACAATCTACTCTTGAGATTCTAGAAGCCCCGTCAGGGACTTGTATGTTTCCTAAGCTGCTGCTTAGCATGTTGTCAGTCAAAGAGAAATACGCTTTGTCTGTTGGTGTTGCGTCAAATGTTCGTGTTATTGTTGTAGCCATTTTATATCCTGAAGTATAGTTTACTTCCTCCTAGTTTTAGTTGTGGAAACTGCCTTCGTGCAAATGCCCCTAAAGCGGCAATTCCTCCGGCGGTAACTAATGTCTTGCGTCCTTTATCGGATGCTATCATGTTAATGGCGTTAGTTGATAATGTATCAAATGCTTTACCTAATTGGCCGTCAGTAATATCTTTGACCACGCCGTCACCTGTTACAGTGCCAACACCTGCCATTCCGGTGTCAGTGGCTTTCCCTGCGTTTAGGTATGCTGCTATTGCTAGTCCTGACGCCATACCTGTAACGCTTGGATGTGGTAATGTTTTTTTCATTTTTGATCGTGCCCCTATTTTTGGCAAACGGGGAACGCCCCGCTTTTTGGTGGAACGGGAAGGACGACGCGTTTGTCTTTTTGAGCGAGACCTTGCCTTGAGCGACGCGGCATAAGATTTTTGTGAAATCATTTTGCCGTCACGGAAATACATTTTGCGACCATTGACACCTTTGCGGATGTAAAGTTTCTTTCCCGTTGCCATTGATTGTATATCCAATTCCATTATATAAACTTATTCCAATTACAAATCACATATATACACCCTTCACCTACTAAAGACTTAATGAGCGAGAACTTATTGAGTGCGTATTCAGCTACGCCAAGCTTTGCAATATGGGACGGTGAACATGCCGTTCTAAGCTTTACAGGTAACTTAGAGCCTGATTTTATAAAGGTAGATAGTAAGGGGAAAGAGCAGTCATACTTAGGTATTGAAGTGTTGTTAATCTCTCATAGTAATGAGAACTATTCCCACCGTCATAATACGGTTTGTATTTTACGAACTGGTAAAGAGTCAACCTTAGCCAAATGGGCAAATGACGAACACGGGGGTATTAAAAGCGTTAACAAAAAAACAATATTCAAATGTTTCAATTCCTCTAAACTAGGTTTTGACTTACGTATTGAAGGGGATGCTAAATGACTGAATCAGAATATCAAAAAGAATTAATGAAAATAGTTATGTTGTTTAGTGGTGACATAGTTGATATAGTTAGGTCACGAATGGAAACTATCGTCAGAGAGGAACAAAATGACCTGTAGTTGTATGCGTGGAAGTGCAGCAGGTTACGTAATTCGATGCTACAGGTGCCGCCGCGGTAAGGCCTGAGTTAGGGATTAGGTATAGATGTGTATGGGAAAGTGGTTTAGGGTGGCTTACTGTTGCGTTAAGCGGCCTTATTTCTGTAATCCCATGCCATCACTAAGTGTCTTTACTGCGTTACTGTCCGTTTTGGCTGCATTTTGCATGATTGGGAGTAATTTACTAGCGGCAGCTTGCACATACCACGGTTGGCCGCTTAAATCTTTAGTCATATTATGCAATAAACTTAATTGTGAACCTTCTTCCCCTTTTGCTAATTCCTGAGCAGCATTACCCATAGCACCTGACCAAAATTTTTTTAAACTTTCTCTAGCTCTCGGTAACATAAATTCTTCAAAATCATGAAGGGTCTGTTCTCTTATACTCTTAACTATAACTTCTAAGCCTTCATTTAATGCACTGTCTGACTCTGAACTTAAGAGCCATGTTTCAATCTTTTTTTGAGTTTTTAGCGGTATCCAATAAGTATAAATCACTAAGTATAACAAAAAGCTCAAGAGCCATATTATTACGAAATTTTGATCGTTCATAGTCCGAGTTTTTCCTTAACATATTTTAAACTTACACTAAATCCTTTTTGAGCCATACATGAGACAACCCAAGGGCCACCTAAAGCGTTGAATTTCCATCCCCTTCCGAGATTATCCTGAGCATTAGCAATACAATTAAATAAAGCGGTTTGAAATTCGTGTGACGCTTCCTGAGCAGGGTCTATTATTGGGTCTAATGGTTCAAGTATTTCTTCTTTAACCTTATCAACAATTTCTTCACCAGTTGGTAAATCAAAATCTTTAATTGCTTGTATAACTTCTTTAAGCATATCAAGAGCTTCATCTATTGAGTGATAAAGAGAAGCTAAAACAACGGGTTTAGGAATATTTAAATCAATAGTTGGTATTGATTCAGCTATTGCAATAAACTTAGCTGTTGCATCCGCTCTTTTATCAAATCTACAAGCTACTAACCATAACCCACCAATAATGACAGGCTGTAATACTGATACTACTGGAGGTATAAACCTATTCCATTCTACAGATTTAAATAATTCGTCAAAGTCTTTTTGACTCTTAGGCATTTTCATATCTTATAACCTGTTAACATAGCTGATATTGCCCCGTTATTGCCATCCTGAGTGGCCATAACCTTAACCTGACTATTTGGAGGTATAACAAATTCAAACATTTTAGGTTGTTGTCCTAAATTAAAATCTACTATAACTATTTTTTCAGTAAACATACTTATCCCGTCAACCTGTATAGTATAGCTTAAACTTTCACCTGCTCCCATACCTGACCAGTCGAGCCCTAACATTACGCGAGTAAGGAAATATTCAGCAGGGTTTGTATAATTAAGAAGGGTTAAAGCGGATGCAGTTAGATTTTTTGATCCAGACCAACCGTAAATATAACCGTCTTTAACTCTTAATACTGATTCACTAGGTGCTAAGCTCATTCGTAAACTTTACCTGTAATAGTGGCACTATGATTTCGTGAAGTCCCACTAATTGTATTAGCACCCGTAACCCTTACAGTGGTATTAGGAGGTATAATAATTTTATAAGCATTTGGTAAAGTTTGATGTATGGTTGAAGCATATAAAAAATGCCATTGTGCAACTAATACGTCATTAAAATATACTTTGTAAAGGAAATCTTCATTTGAATCAGTGCCGTTAAGAACTTGTAAATTAGAGCTAATATAGTCTTTACCTGTTGAAAAGTCCAATAAATCAGTCTCGACATTAGTAACGCCAACAATTCCAGAATAACCATAACAATGTTTACCTATTACAGTTAGACCCTTTTGTGGCCCACTAAATATGGCGTTGGCTCCTATTGCTTCTTTAGCCATGCTTATTCGAAGTAAAGGGTTACTGCACCACTTGAAGCG